TAGGTGAAGTCCACCAAGTACGCAAGCTGCCCACCCTTCTTGCTTATGACCTTCGTCCCGCCAGCTGTAAGCGCGAATCTCTTTTGCAGGACTAGACCACTTATCACCTTGGCTCGCACCATGAGAGCCAGTTCCTGATAGCGCTCGAACTCCCTGATGGAGTCGAACGTCAGCCCTCCGAAGTGAACCTTCTTGTTATGGTACTTCGCCTTTTTTTTCTTTCCCACGATCTCGCCTGCTCGAATAGATCGTATGGAAGTTGGTCGTTTACCCATCGCAGTTTCTCCATCTGTGTTCCGTACCTGTCTTCCCACGTCAGCACACCTATGCGGTCGATGCCATGGTCACCAGTGTGATACATCCAGCTCAGCGGTATCTGAAGGAACGGGTTCTGCTTCTGTCCCATGCCAACGTGCCAGCCATGAACTTTAATTGACCCACCATGGCAGTGATGCAGCGTTACGAACGGTGACTTGCTAACTACGCAGCGTAGATCACGCAGGTACTTCTCGTGCTTACTGACGGCTACCTGTTCACGTAATGTTGATGACACGATCAGACAGCTCACTAAGTGGGCGCAGGTTGGCTCTTGGTATGTGATGGTTCATTACGCCATGCCCAAAATCCTTGACTGGTGCCTGTAACAATGTCTTTCCCCACTCCCATCCGAGCAGCTCCGATTGCTGCGTCTCGTCATCGTAGCTTGCAAGAATCATGATGTCAGCCATTTTCTGCCCCTCTTCGTGAATCAGATTGAATGGCTTTCTGGCGGCATGGACGTTCACTGTGTAACGCAGGAAAATTAAGCTGTCCACACCATCATCGCCAGCTGGACGAAGAGACAGGTCAGGTGCCATGCCTGTAAGCTGGCTCAGCGCAAGCTCACCAGCAACGCCAACCATTTCATACCCATCACTCAGCGGTCTGCTCGACTCATGGTCTGAGTGAATTGACGCTCTGTCATCAGCGTACTTCTTCAAAACGGCACCCCATAATTCTCTTCATACCATTTTTGGTACGGCTTCCTGATCTTCAGCTCGAACTGTTGTGCCACCTGACTGTCTGAATCCAGCTCTGATCTGCTGGCAATACCAAGAGCCTGATATATCCACATCTTTGCCAGTTCATCATTCAAAATCTTATCTGTACCAATAACAAAATCAGTGGTCTCTGCCCACTCCCAAAACTCTGGTGTTCGTCCAAACAGTGCAGCGATGTTCGATAGCTTTTGCCTGCCGGTATCTGCCTGCTGCTCCACGTGGTCGCGCATCTTCTGGTCGATGGGTTCGTTGTCATCGTCCAGCTCAGTCAGCGCCAGCGCAAACTCCTGTACCCTACTGAAGCCCTCAAACGGGTGACCCATATTGTCGTTGCACAACCAGAACTTCACGGTGTGACCGTTCAACTGGCTGTCGTTCCAGCCTGCCAGCATCGCTTCGTCCACGTAGACGGTCTGAGGCTCGTCCTGACACGTGCTCACTGACATAGTGAAGCGAGTACCGCTATGTCCCTTGCGTCTCTTGGTAAAGCTGTGAAACGGGTTCCTGCTGTCTCCTGTGTCCGTCATGGGTAGCTTGAAGGTGACAGTGCTGCCTGACTCATCACCCCACGCTGCTTGGTGCATCGTCACGATGCTTGTAAATGCGATCTTGCTCACTTCCATATCCTCCAGCTCATGTCTTGATGCTCAACCATCTGGTCCAGCATGTCGTCGCCTATATTCGAGGGCATCCATACCTCTGTCTCTACCTTGAGCCTCTGCTTCATGTGTTTGGCACAGGCAAAGGCTGCTTCCTGACCAGTAAATGATTCGTCATTGTCAGCGCAAATAATCACGCGCTTCACGTGGCGCGGTATCGACTTAAACTCAGCCATCCCATGGGCGCTGATGGTCGCCCACGCCGGGTATCCTGTGACCGACCATGCTGCTAGTGCCGTCTCGATCCCCTCAGCCAAGCACAGCGTATCGTCTGGCTCACCGAGCCTGACACAGCTGCCAACGATGGTTTCGATTGGCGGCATGATCTTCTTCTCCTTGCCATCAACCATGATGTAGGTGCGGTGGATGCTGACCGGCTCTCCTTTCGAGTTCCGAATCAAGGCGACCATTGCGTTCTCGTAGCTGTGGTTTTTAAGCTCACCGTTACCATCAACATCTTGCCAGCCGTGTTGTCGATACCATAGCTTCTCGCAGCCGCGAACGTCTTTCACCTGTTCGACAGTTACCGATGGAATGCCTCGACCAATAAGGTAGTTGTGTGCCACCCATGGCTCTTGAGCGGATGACCAAACCTCGTTGAGGTGCTTCCTGCGTGTGTCGATATTGATGTCAGCCTTGAATGGCTTCTCTTCGATGTTGTTCACGACCTGATCTACCTTTCTTGCTGCTTCAGCAAAATCAATTCCCAGAGCCTCTGTGAGTAAGCGAAAGCCATCTCCCACTCCGCATACATTACAGAACCAGTCGCCATCATTTCTTTTGTTGTCGTATCTATAGCGGTCGGTCCCACCACATATTGGACATGGACCATGCTTTCTCCTGATCGCATCTTCACCAATGAGTTGCGAAATGATCCCATCCCACTTACCTCTCGCTGCTTGCTTGGTTGTCATTCGCATTGCGTTCTTCCTCTGCTTTCTTCGCGTAGTGATACCGAATGTTCATGCCACGTATCCATGACAAACATTCGGCTGTTGGCTCTTCTCTTTCTTTGGAGAAGTCGTCGTCAGGCCACTCCTTAAATTTGCTTTTGTATTTGTGCGCCGCCCAGCCTTCGACGTTGTTGTAATCCTTGTCATCACCGTACTGCAGGAACATCTGATACCAGTGTTCTCGCTCAACGGCACCGAACTTACGAGCCTTGGCTGTGCGCCGACTCTCTGCGCGTACCTCCATCAGATCACCAGAGCGTGACTCGACGTGCTTGCCTTTCTTCTCTGGTATGTGACCGCAGTGTGGACAGGGCAGCTGACCAGAGTACACAGTCATGCACTTCACACACGTGATGGGTTTCTTCTCATCGAACTCTTTCTGCCGTTCGGCTTTCGTTGTTATCAACGCCCTACCTGCTTCGAGAACCCAGCGACGTTCGTCAGCAATAAATCCATGCTCATAGACGTTGCCGGAATGATCTATGATCCGCGAATCCACTTTGCCAATCTCTTCACAGGGACGAAGCGTTCTCCCGCCCATCTGTAAATACAGCCCAAGGTTTTTCGTCGCTCGCGCCAAGATGCACGCCGCCAGTCTGGGTTCATCGAACCCCTCAGTCAACACAGCGTAATTGCATATCACCTGCAGCTGACCACTCTGTAAATCCCTAACCATAGCCTTACGATCTTTCAGGTCCGTGTCGCCATCAACGTGCGCTACCTTTACTCCCTGCTTGTGAAATTCGTCGCGCAAATTGATCGAGTGTTTAACGCCGCTGGCAAACACCACTGTCGCCCTGTCACTAGCCAGTCGCCAGAAGTGGGTCACGATGTCACCGACTAAATCTCGCTTGTTCATTCGCGCTTCCAGCTCAGCCGGGTCGTAATCTCCCTTGACTATCTTCACGCCAGTTAGGTCTGGTATGGTTGGCGCGAACGTCACAGCCGGAACCAGATGCCCCATGTCAGTCAGCTCTTGGATGGTCGGACACTGCACCATGTAATCGTAAATGTGACCCAAGCCTTTGCCGTCTCCACGGATGGGTGTAGCCGTCATCCCTATGACGACACGATCTCCGTAATGGTTGATGAGGATGAGATAGGTTGGTGCGAGAGAGCGGTGCGCCTCATCAATGACAACTACATCCGAATTGGGGAACGGCAGCTTCTCCGCTGTAATACATCTGGCACGGAGCGTGTCGATACTGGCGACCTGCACATCAGCTGCACCATATGGGTATTCACCAGCCATCAAAATACCGTGGTCAACGCCGAACTTCACCAGCTTGTCTGCACACTGGTAGATAAGCTCACGGCGATGGGCAAGAAACATGGACCGGTTAAACTTCTCCGCAGCAAGTTTTACGATCTTAGCTGCGATGACTGTCTTGCCCGAACCAGTAGGAGCCACCAGAAGAATCTTCCGGTAACCCGCGTTGATCGCCTGTCGCACTTGCTCGATAGCAAGGTGTTGATAGTCGCGAAGAACGATCATTAAGAAGCCTTCTTTTTTGCCCTTTTGTCTCTCATGCGCTCACGATCAGCTTGCTTTTTTTGCTCGTGTGTTAGGCGCTTAGAGTATTCGCTGTAAGTCGGCAATCGCCAGCCCCAGTCGCGGTGTTCATCCAGCCTGACCAGCCTAGCTCCGCTTGCGTCTTTGCTTCTGCTGAGTGGGTCTGTTTTCTCAAGTTCTGCTATGCCCTTTTCGATCATCTCAAGGGGCAAGCCGGTGCGCCGTGCGATTGCGAATGGTGGAACATCAA